TTCGCCTTCTGCCTGAATGAGAACGGGACGCGAGATGTTGTAGAGTTCTCGCGTGATTTGCTTTGCCCGTGCTTCGCTTGTCTGCGTGGCGGTTGGAAGTACGATGATATATCCGTTCATTTTAAAAAATCGAATAGAAGGTGTTAATGTTGTCCTCGATGTTCGTGCGGTTGCTGGATTGGTCGGTGTTATAAATTATAAGCTCTTGCATCGAATACATCGGGAAAGTTGCGGAAGTATTTGGGTAACCAATGTCTAAAAGTGAATAAGATGCCGTGCTCCCGAAAAAACTTATAGCCACTTGGTTCGCTGTCTCTGTATACACATCGCCCCTTGTAGTGAAGCTTGCGGCTGTTCCATCTTGATAATAAGAAACCGTCCCCATTAATGAATTAATAGTTGTATTAGTTGAATTTTGGGTAGATACTAACGCAAAAGGATTTCCGCTGTATGAGATTATTATGTTTGCGGTGTAGTTTCTTTTAATAACGGAAAAAACAGAAGCCGATGAATTTCCCGTATATGTTGATGCTCTTAACCAATCACCGCTACTGCCTAACACGATTGGCCTCCCGTTCTCCGTCACTACGCCCGTCGTCCCGTCGTAAATCTTCGGCATTGAAGCCGTCGTCGTTTGCGTCGCCGTATTTCCGTTAGATGACTGGTCGTACCAGTAACGAATGAACCCGTCGTTTGACCCACAGTGGGCAGCAAGTGCAACCGTGTCAAGCTCTCCAAAAACATTGGGGTAGATGTCAGCGTAGCTCGTGCCGTTCCATACGTTTATCAAAGCCCCTGTATACGTCGAGTCCAAAAGCCGCAAGGAATAAGCAGCCGCCGCCCCTGAGTACGTGTCGAGCAGTGGCGTGTTTTGGGTGAAGTAGTCGCCGATGTTGGATTCGATGGAGGTGCGGACGCTAGATTTGTCAGTGTTGTACAAGATAATTTCCTGCGTGTTTCCTTGTTGGTAATCTGTTGTGCCTGATAAACCTATGTGGTCAATATTGTACCCCGTTCCTGCGTTTCCATTTAAAATTTCGCCCCCATTAAGATATACGAAAGAATTAGAGCCATTCGCATAAACAGAATGTAAATTGCGGAAATTGTCCGCGCTGGTTGAAGTAAGTACAGTTCCCGCGTATAAAATCCAGTTGCCTGTTGATTGTCTTCTGCCGTAAATTAACCCGTTAGTAAACGTGGGCGTTCCAACAATTATGCTTCCCTGCGTACCATTGTAGTTCAATTTTGAGGTGGCAAACATATATAGAGGTTGTGCCGTGATTGAATATGAAACATTTAAAAAATCATCTGTTCCGTCAAAGTTTAAAGTAACCTTCCCGCCTTCCTTCACCAACGCGCCCCCCGTGTAAATCGTGGGTTCGTTCGTAGGTGCTGCCGCCGTCGCATCGTTCCCGTTTCCGCTTTGGTCCCGCCATTGATACACCGTGCAGGTAGTACCCGTGCAGAATGTCGTAATCGCGCTCTCGTCGATGTTTCCATCTACGAACCCTATCGTGGTAGTGGTCGAATCCGATGCCCTGCGAATGACCATACATTCGGTAACGTTGCCATTTAGCCTTCGCGTTGAGTACGCCGCCTCTGCGCCGCTTCCGTAGCTCTCATTTAAAAGACCCGTAAACGCGGGCGCTTGCGCTACTTCCTCCCACGTCATTTTGAGGCTAATCGGTACAGTGCCCCCCGTGCGTTCCTTTAGGTAAGCAAGTAAAGCCGCCTTCGCGTTGTTGAATGTCGTATTGTCGGCAATGGCTGTAAACTGCGTCCAAGTCCCCGTGTCGGGATCGGCGAAGCCCGCTTCCGAATAGTAGAGCTTTCTTCGGATGTCATAACCCGCTGCAGGGGTATCACTCGAAGCACTCTCCGCGAGTCCGTCCCCGTCGGCTTGTGCGGAATAATAAAGTTCCGTGGTCGCTGTCGCTCCTGCTCGTAACGTCTCCGATTCCGATTGGTAACGGTTATGGTATTGAACATCTATCGAAATATCAGCCCATTCTACGTCGTAATCCGTTCCGCTCGTTTTTACGAGGGCTTGCCCCGTCGTACCTCCTGCAATGAGAGAGACCTTCGCGTTATTGTTGAGGATGTCGGCGGCTTGTTGAGCCGTGATTCCCACCTTTGCCGTATTCGCGGCTACGTCAGAATTCGCACTTACCCGGGCTTCTGTATAGTAGAGGTTGGTCGTTCCCTCCGGGAGTTGGTCGGTCGTACTTGGAGGCGGTGAGGGCGTGGGTAGATTGGTATTGTACCAACCCAACGCAGAGGAGTATTGAAGTACGTTGCCCGTGATCGGGCTCGTAATGGTTACCCCTTCTAAATCATTCAGGCCAATATCGGCGGGTTGCCAAAATCCCCCCGTACGCTTCAAGAGCTGCCCTTCGGTTGGCGTGCCTTTGGTATCTGCAAGCGTAGCGAGGTAGAGGGTTTCGTTTTCCCAAAAGCCAGAAATCCCGTTGTATTGTAGGAATTGGCTCGGGGTGAGGCTTGTGATTGTTACGTCGGTAAGTTCGTCCAGGGATTCCGCCCCGGCTGTATCGAGGCTAACAACTCCGTCTCCCTCGTCGGTGAGCGTGCCGTTACTTACCTTAATCGTTCGCACCGAAAGAACGTCGGTCGCCCCGTTTTGGGTAACCATACGAAGGATACCCCTTCGGGCGTAGCTCACTTCATCGCCGCCTTCAGGCGTTACCCCATCTATTGGAGCGTTACAAGCGTCCCACTCGTACGGGATAGCTACGGACAAATCTAAGAGCACGCCGGAGAGTACGTTCTTCGTCTCTTCTTCGAGGGGCGTAGTCGTGGCGTTTACGACCTCGTAATCTTGTGCGAAGAGGAAGATATTCCCTCCGTTCTTGATGTCGGCGATAATATCCTCCGCGCATTGTTCTGCATCGGAGACCACTTCCTTTTGCCGAATGACTTTCCCGTCTTTATCGGCGGGAGCATCGAGGATATATACCTCGAGGTTGTAAGTCTTCGTCCCGGCGTCGTATGTCGCTCCCGTATATACGAGGTGCATAAGCGGAAACGAAGTGAATTTCGAGAGGTCTACATCATCGGGAGAACCGAAAGAAAAGGTCTTGATGAAGAAGTGATTCTCCGCGAAAATCTCGAAGCGTTCGACTATGTTATTGAACGTGATCATGTGCGAGTTTATCTTTTAAATACGCGAGGTGTTGAAATACGACTTGAACGGGAAGCGAAGTAACCGAGTCCATTTTGAGAATGTCTTCCCCTGCGAGGGCATAGAGGACGTGATACCACCCCCATTTTTCGCCGACCGGATCGCTTCCGCCGCCACTTCCAGTAAAGAGGACTTCATATCGTGTAACAGTTTGTTTCTGGTAGTCCAAAAAAAAAGCAGCGTACCCGATACGAGGTCAGCGGGCATCTCTTCAAAGATAGAAGCGTCTTCTTTGGCGGTGTACTTCTTGATTTCGTACTTGTCCCCGATTTCGTACGTTACTTCTCGAAAGAGTACGCTCATAACCTTGTGGGCGTTCTTCCAGAAATCTTCGAGGTACGTTTCGAGGTCGATCCATTCACCCGCGGTGAAGGCGTCCCAATCGGGAATGAAGCCGAATCGCTTTCCGTCCATTTGAACGACTTTCTCGAAGCGTGCCGTCTCTTGGTTCATTAAACCGTTTAAATGCTCCGTAGCGGCTTCTATGAGCTTCTGAGGCAGCGTGCGTAATTGGTCAACGCTTTTCCCTGTGCAAACGGAAATCCGTTCGAGTGGGTTTTCGCTGGTCATAATAACCTGAAGCTCTGCGAGCGTGAGATCCGACCATTTATGCGGGAGGCGTAGTTCCATTGTCTTATTAACTAAAGTTCGTGGGTTTCCTTACAAAAACGGTTTGCGTGAATCGTGCGTGGAATTTGCGTGTTTACGGGAATTTTACGGGTCGCCCGTATTTTACCCGATAGCGTATGAACCAAAGTTCGGGTTCGTTTGGTTGAATGTGATCGCGTAGCGCATGGCATCAATAGCGTGGTTAAACTCGTCGACGGGTTCATTCAGTTGCTTGCCGTTCTTATCCTCCTTCCATTTGTAATTTCGGAGTTCCTTGATAAGGTTCACGCTCCGAGACGTGATAAGAAGCGGTCTCGAATGGAGGAATTGGATTCCATTCTTAACCGAATCTCTTCCCTTTCTTGCTCCGTGAGTATTGAATCCGTGGCCGTGTATCTCGTCGATGCTCTTGGGCTCAGCACTGTCACAGATGATAACATCCGATCTATGGACTCCAGAATCTCGGAGGACTTTTGATATATCGCTATTAGTGAGGCGCGACGCGTAGCATATTTCATCGACGGCGAATCCGTG